GGATTGGCTGTTCCGTGATCGGGGGTCGCAATCATCTGAAGCCGAAGCTCCTCGGCCAGTCGATCGCGATCGACCACGCGACCGAGGGCAAAGGTGAAGGCCTTCATCGCTTCTACCTGCCCGACGAGGAATTCGTCGAGTACCGCCTTGACTTGCCATTCGTTCATGGGCGCTCTCTTCGGTGCTTGCTGTGGTGGGGGCACCAACAGCGTAACCGGGGCAGAGCGCCCGCCCGCTCGGGAAGGTGTCACGTGTTGATGCCCTCACTGTGTCAGCGCGAAGCCGGTCGGCCTCATGTGGCGCGAGCCGCTCACGTGCTCGAGCCAGACCTCGGTGTGCAGCACGCCGTTGCGCAATTCGTGGATGACCATCGTCACGCCCCAGGCGCTGCTCGAGCTGAGGTACACGACCTCGCCCTGCCGCGGCAGCGCGGCTCCCTGCGGCCACGCGGCGCGATGGCGGCGCGGCAGGTGGCGCTTCTGGTCTTCGGGAACGCACAGACAAACGCGGTGCGTTTCTGGTCCGGTTTCAGCCGGCATGGCGCCTCCCCACGGGTGAGCACATCCAGCCGGTTCGGTGAGGCAGAAGGCCATCGCAATTCGTCACGTCAGTTGATGAATTGGGGACTCTCTCATGGCCCTTCGCGGGCTGTCTGTGACATCCGCACGAGGCGGGTGCAAGCCCTACACGCGGGTGCGGATGGCGGATTTTCTTGGTGCGCATGGCGGCGACTTTGGTCGATGGCTTGCGCGCGATCAATCACAACGGTTCGGGGGTAATGTGATGAACGTTCTGGACGCGGCCTACCACACGGTGCACGACTATCCCGGTGGTGCCAATGCACTTGCGGGGCGGCTGGGCAAGCGCTCGGGCAGCACGCTGTCGCACGAGGTCTGTCCGCCAGAGGGCAGCACGGCGAAGTTCGGCCTGCTCGATGCCCTCACGGTCATGGAAATGACCAAGGACCACCGGATCATGCACGCGATGGCGACGCGCCTCGGCGGCATGTTCGTGCCGCTCTCGGGGCTGGACATGGAGTCGCCCGACACGGCGCACTTGGCGCAGGTGGCGCGCGAGTTTGCCGAGGTGATGGCGGAGGTTGCGCCGGCGATGGCCGATGGCGTGATCACCGACAACGAGCTGGCTCGCATCGAACGGGAATGGGGCGAGCTGCAGCGGGTCGGCGGGCAGATGCTCGCGCACTTCGCGCGGCTCAACGGGGATTCCAAGCCGGTCACGCTGCGCGCGGTCGGGGCTTGACCATGGAGCGCTCTGTCTTTGGCGGGCGGCCCCACGGTGAAGAGCGGCGGGCGCTGGCGGCGGCGCTGCTGTCGGGGCCCGGTACGACGCGCGAGATCGCCGCGCGCGCGTGCGTGGGCGTCGACGTCGCACGCGAAACCTTGAACAACATGGTGCGAGCTTCGTCGGTCATCAAGCTGACCACGACGCGCGTGCCTGGCTGCAAGCGGCCGGTGCCGGTGTACAGCGTGCCTCTGAGCCAGGAGCAGCCGTCGGATGCGCTGGCGGCGGCGGTGGGCGTGTGGTGGCTCGACACGCTGGTCGCGGAGGCTGCGTCATGACGGCGGTGCTCCCGTGCTTCGGCGTGGCGTGCAACCGGCATGGCCGGTGCGCTCGCTACATGGAGGTCGAGTCGGGCGCCATCGCGATCGGCACCTGCGTGGCGCCCGATGGCAGCTACCCCCAGTTCCAGCCCATCCCGCGGCTTCGGCCGCCGTTCGAAGGCCTGACCGGCGAGCACATCACGGACGTGGTGCGCGCGTGGTGCGGCTGGCCATCCATGGAGCAATCGACATGACACGTGTTCTTGCCAGCGACATCAGCTCGCACAACCCGCCCCTGATCCGCGCCGCGCTCGTGCGGGCGGCGGCGGCGCGGGACTACAAGGAAATCGACCGCATCACCGATCTGGCGGTGCGCGACTACCCGGAACTCTTCGTCGCCCGCAAGGTGGCGCGGCCGGAGTTTGCGGCGAGAGACAGGCTCACCCGGTCCGCCTGGGAAGACCTGAAGAACAGACTCTGATCGACGTGCCCCGTGCGCCGCGAGCTGGCGCACGGGCGAAAGGCAACCCATGAAAGACATTGAGCAGGCGGTCCACGAGCTGGACCGGCTGGGTGTGATCTTCACCGTGACGCACGAGGGCCCGGGCGGCATCGAGCGCCTGGTGGTGACGGGGCCGCAACTCGTGGCCTACGCGCGCGACCCGCAGTCGTGGTTGGCATCGCACTACGGCGTGAGCCGGCACGATTACCTCGACTGGCACGTGGACCGCTTCACGGCGTATTGCTCGTGCAAGACGTCGTCCGATCGGCCGTGTCGGAACACGGTGCCGGGCGGCAAGGGGGTGTCTCCGCGCAGGTGGGCGGAGCTGCAGGGATCGAAGTGCGCGGCCCATGCGGCCCAGGAGCGCGCCGAATGAGCGTCAAGGTGATGAACGCCGTCTTCGAGCGCTACCCGGGCGGCGGCGGCGAGATGCTGCTGGCGCTGGCCCTCGCGGACCACGCGCACGACGACGGCACGCACGTGTTCCCGTCGGTCGACACGCTGGCGCTGAAGTCGCGGCAAAGCGCGCGAATGGTCCAGTACCGGCTTCGGGACATGGAGCTGTCAGGGTGGCTGCAGCCGGTCGGGTCGGCGCACGGCGGGCGCGGGCGAACGCGGGAGTACCGCATCAACCCGGATTGGCTTCGAGGGGAGCCTCTAGCTCAAAGACCGGATGCCGGAAAGGGTGCAATCTGCGACACGGAAAGGGTGCAATTTCCTGCTGAGAAAGGGTGCAAACCGGAACGCGAAAGGGTGCAATCTGGCGCACTAAAGGGTGCAACAGCTATTGCACCCGCTATAGAACCACAAGAACCATCAGTTAAAAGAAATACCCCCCATACCCCCCTTGGGGCTCCTGGCTTGCTCAGGATTCAAAACGAGCTGCTCGGGGCCGCTCCGAAGAAGCGCGGGAATGGCGGTGCGATCACCTTCGCTGCGTTCCTCGCGGACTGCCGAGAGGCCGGCATCAAGCCGATCCCGCCGGACGACCCGGTGTACCTCGCAGCGGCTCAGGTGGGCTTGCCGGACGAGATGCTCGTGCTGGCCTGGTTCACGTTCAAACGCCGATACGCCGAGACGAAGAAGCGTCAGAGCGATTGGCGGATGAAGTTCCGAAACTCGGTCGACGGGAGCTGGTTCGGACTCTGGTTCGTCGACGCGGATGGAACGTACCGGCTGACCACGCGGGGCAAGCAGGCGGAGCGGCTCATGGAAGCCGCGCAGCACGAGGTGGCGCGCGATGAAGGCTGACGAGCCGGCACGTCTTCGGGTGCCGCCGCACAGCGCTGAGGCGGAGCAGGCGGTGCTCGGTGCGCTGATGCTCGACAACTCGGCGTGGGACCGTTGTGGCGACATGCTGCGAGAGGGCGACTTTTACGTCTTTGCCCACCGGCAGGCGTACAAGGCCATCGCTTCGCTCATCACGGCCAACAAGGCGGCCGACGTGCTCACGGTGGCAGCAGCGTCGGAGTGCGAACTCGGCGAGCTGAACAGCTACACGATGAGCGTGCCGAGTGCGGCCAGCATCCGCACCTACGCGGCGATCGTGAAGCAGCGTGCCGTGCTGCGCACCATCGCGCTGATCGGCGACAACCTTTCCGCCGAAGCGTTTCAGGTTGATGTGCCGCCGGAGAAGATCGTCGACCGTGCCTTGACTGCGCTGATGGGGCTCGAGCACGGCGACCGCAAGGGTGAACCACGCAGCATCAGCGAGCTCGTGGTGGAGTTCGTCGACTCGGTGTCGGCCGCGCATGAGGGCAAGACGAACGCCATCGCCACCGGACTCGCGGATCTCGACGCGATGCTCAACGGTGGCCTGCGGCCTGGCGAGCTGGTGGTGATCGGCGCGCGTCCTTCGATGGGCAAGACGGCGACCGTGCTGACGCTGCTGCGGCACATCAGCGAACAGCGACCAGCGCTCGGGCTCACGCTCGAGGACAGCCTCATGGCGTTGACGGGCCGCATGGTGGCATCGTCTGGGCGCATCAACCTCGCCGACATCCGCAACCCGGCGAAGGCTCCGGACAGCATGTGGGAGGGGCTGACGGAGGGCACCGAAGCGGTGGGCAGGCTGCTGCTGGATCTGGACGACGAGGCGGGCCTGACGCTGATGGACGTGCGTCGCAAGATCCAGCAGACGCGGCGCAAGTACGGCGGGAAGCCGCTCGGCTTGGTGGTCATCGACTACCTGCAGCTGATGGAGGGCGATGGCGACAACCGGAACCAGTCGCTCGGCTACATCGCCAACGGGCTCAAGAAGGCGGCGAAGGATTTCGAGTGTCCGATCGTGCTGCTGTCTCAGCTCAACCGTGAAGCCGACAAGCGCAGCGGTCCGCCGCAGATGTCGGACCTTCGGGACAGTGGCGACATCGAGGGTGCCGCGGACATCATCGCGCTGCTCTATCGCGAGTTCCAGCGCAAGCCGTCGCCCGAGAACAAGCACCACATGGAGGTCCACATCGTCAAGCACAAGAACGGCGCGACTGGCACCGTGAACCTGCACTTCGACGGGCCAACGCAGCGACTCAGCAACTGGAGCGGGCCAGCGCCATCGAAGGGCGCCGCACGAGCCAAGACATCATCGAAGGGAGGGATGGAGTAATGGCGAAGATCGACAGCATTGAGCATCGACTGCTCAATTGGGCGCGATGGAAGCTGCGTTCAGGTGGCACGCTGAATTACGCCGGCGTGAACTACGACAGCGTCGGCTCCTCGAGCGGCTACCGTGAGGCGGTGATACCAATCGTCGACTGCGAAGCCGATGAGACGGAAGCGGCCATCCAGCAGCTGCCTGT